GCCGTGACATCGGGCGATACTGCCGCTGAGGTTTCCACCGCGGTCGACGCTGCGATCAATGCGTTGCCGGGCGACAATCTGCAGATGACGTCTGCCGAGGCTACCAGCGTCGTGACGCTCACGGCGAGGAACAAGGGCACACTTGGGAATCAGATCGACGTGCGGCTAAACTACCTTGACGGCGAGGAGTTACCGGCTGGCATTACTGCAACGATTGCTACCGGTGTCACCGGCGCAACCGATCCGGATCTAGCCACGGTTATCACTGCGATCGGCGATGTCCAATATCACACGATCATCAACGCGTTTGCCGATGCTACGAACATCGGACTGCTCGAAACGGAGCTATCCACGCGGTGGGAAGCCCTGTCGGAGAATGATGGCCACGCGTTTCATGGTGCGAAAGGTAGCGCGTCTACACTTACCACGCTCGGCGCGGCGCGCAATTCCGAACACTCTACCATTTTCGGAGTCGGCTTGTCGCCCACGACGCCGTGGGAAGCCGCGGCGATGGTCGGTGCAATCGATGCGTTCGAGCCAGATCCGGCGCGCCCGCGGCAGACGCTGCGAATCAATGGTATGATGTCGCCAGCACGTGAAGCCATTTTCACACGCACTGCCCGTCAATCGCTGCTCGAAAACGGGATCGCAACATACGTAGTTGATCCCGCGGGGAACTGCTCGATTGGGCGGTTGATTACTACGTTCCAGACGGACGCGCTTAGCAACGATAGCACGGTGTTCCTGGACATCACGACGCCGCGCACACTTTCGAGGTTGCGCTACGATTGGCGCACGCGGATCTCTACAAAGTACCCGCGTCACAAACTAGCCGATGATGGCACGCTGTTTTCGCCGGGCCAAGCGGTTATTACACCGAGTGTAATCAAAGGTGAAGCGTTCGATCTGTTCCTCACTTCGTGGGAGCCCAACGGACTGGTCGAGGACTTCGATTCGTTCAAAGACAATATCATCGTCGAACGCAACACGTCCGATCCAAATAGGCTCGATTGTTTGATTGCGCCGGATCTGGTGAATCAGGCCCGGATAATAGCGACGTCGGTTCAATTCCGATTGTAGGAGAATCATGGCACAAGTAACAGGCGTTGTTAGAATCAAGATCAACGGCACGCTAGTGCGATCAAAGGCCGGCGCTACGCTGAATCTCGGCGGTGTCAATCGCACGGTGCAAAAGGGGCACTCAATCTACGGGTATAGCTCAGAGCCACAGGAGGCTGTATGCTCGTTTACGATTGCCCACACGGCCGACGTCGACGAGGACGAGCTACGGGATTTTACCGATGGCGTGTTGATGTTCGAAACCGACACCGGAAAAACGTATCAGGTGAATGCGGCGTTCACGTCGGTGCCGCCGGAGCTAACCGGCGGTGAGGGCGATCTGACTGTAGAGATCACTGGCCAGCCGGCGATCGTGCAATAGGTGAATCGTGGCCAGCACCGATCCGCTGCCGAATGCTGATGACACGATCACATATCGGCTGAAACATCCCATGCGTCCGATCAAGGGATCGGAGCACACCGATCCTGAGACGCTGAAATTGCGTCCGGTATACGTCGGAGATCTTAGGGCCATCGACAAGGATGGCTTGGGATCTACCGATGTCACGTGCATTCTGATCTCCCGCCTTAGCGGGCTAGATTCGGAAGATGCAGATCGCCTACATTGCGCGGACTTTCAGGCGATCGCGGGGGTAATCGCTGCTCGCCTGGGAAAAGAAACTGGTTTGTCAGAGATGCTGTCCGCGCTAGCTTCCCGGCCGACTGGGGAGATTGCTTAGGGGCGCTGGCGGCCGTGTTCCGATTTTCCGAATCGGAGTTATGGCGGCTGACACCGGCCGACTTACAATTCTGGCTAGGCCAAGCCAGACGCTGGAAACTGCTACAATGCAAGGATAGCGGCGGTGGCTGATCTAAACGTACGCATCCTAATGGAAATGGTCGATCGGCTAACTAAGCCGGCCCGAAAAGCCGGCAAAGCCGTCTTCGATCTGTCGGCCAATCTCACACACGCGGCCGAGGGCGTAGCGCGACTAGCCGAGCAGGCAAAGCAACTACTAATAAAGCCGGTCGTCGAATTTGCAGAGTATGAAAAAGCGATCGCGGAGGTATCAACACTCGTCGACGAGGCGGTAATCAGTAATCAAGATCTGATAGACATCACAGAACGCGCGGCCCTGACGTTTGGCGGCAAAGCAAAGGAGCAAGCCACCGCGCTTTATCAGGCGATCAGTGCTGGCGCGAGCAGTGCGGCCGAGGCAACGGCGTTGCTAGACGCGGCCAATCGGCTTTCGATCGGTGGCGTTACTGAGGTTGAAACAGCGATCGACGGACTTACCACCGTAATCAATGCCTATGGGATGGGCATGGAAAACGCCGAGGACGCCAGCGATTCGTTCTTCGTTGCCGTTCGCGCTGGCAAGACGACGGTTGGCGAGCTCGCCAGTGGTATCGGCAAGGTGGCACCAATTGCAGCCGCTCTAGGATTGTCACTGGACGAGACGAATGCAGCGATCGCGGCGCTCACCAAACAAGGAATCAATACCAAGTTTGCCGTGAGCGGCCTTAAGGCTGCGTTTGCAAACATCCTGAAGCCGAGCAAGGACGCGGCCGATGAAGCCAAGCGGCTAGGAATCCAGTTCGATGTGGCCGCTCTCGAGGCGAAGGGGCTGCATGGATTTCTGAGTGACGTCACCAGGACGAGCGGGCTATCGGCAAAGCAGCTGCAAAAAATTAGCAAGGAGGCCGGAGGGAACGCGGATGTATTCCAGGTCCTAGTGGAGCGCGCTGGCGGGTCTACCGAATCGATGTCTAAGCTATTCGGGTCGATCGAAGGCATCAATGCAGTGCTTGCATTGACAGCGGCTGGCGGCAAAGAGTTTGCTGCGATCCTAAAGCAGATGCAGGACAAGGCCGGCGAGACTGGCACCGCCCACGACAAAATGGCCAAGACGCAAGCGCAAGCGTTCGAGAAAGTCAAGGCCCAGCTTGACAGCACAACGCGAGCGTTCGGCGAGCAGTTTACGCCCGCTGTTAGCGATGCGTTGACGAACGTAGTGGAGATCACAAGGGCGCTAACAAACTTTGCCAAAGCGCACCCCGATCTCGTCGGTGCAATGGGAAGCCTACTTATCAAGCTTGTTGCAGTCGGCGCCGTCCTGCGCACAACGATGCTGCTAACATCGACGCTTGCTGGGGCAAAGGGAATGCTCGGTCTATTCGCTTCGGTCGGTGCAGCTGGTGGCGCAGCCGGCGACGCGGCTAGCAAGTTTGTAAAATTGGAAAAAGGCGCCTGGAATGTTACTAAACAATTGTGGGGAGCCAAGGGTGGCATAGCGGCATCGGTAGCAATTGGCTATGCCATTGGTACGTGGGCCGATGAGACCTGGGATCTCAGCGATGCGCTGTCAGGTGTGAATCAAGAGCTCAACAAATTCAAGCGCGGCGCTCCTGCAATGTTGGAGGACGTCCCAAAAGAACAGCGCAAACAGCTGAAGGATATGAAGACGGAGCTAGCCAAGCGATTGGAGGAATCAGAAAAGTTCGGCAAGATACTACTCCCCGCCGAGAAGAAGCGAATCGAACAGTTGAAGCGCGGCATCGACACAATCGAAAAGGCCGCACGCGAGGCCGGCAAGCGACGCAAAGCCGTGGAAGAAAAGCAGGCCGAACGAGAAGAAGAAGCAAAACAGGAAGAGAAGAAAAAGCTGGAGGAAGAAGCGGGGAAGCGTGGCCGAAGGGGTAGGTGGGCGCGCAGCAGGCTCAAGGAAATCAGAGAAAAGGAGGAGCGCGAGGCCCTTGGAATCAAAGCAGGTGAAGCCCAGCGGCGCGACGTAGAGTTGGCAACCGCTATCCTAGGCCGGACAATGCGCGAGGCCAAGGCCAGAGTTGACATTACTACCAAGGTCACGGACGAGCGCGTAATCCAAACCGTCTCCACCGGTGGCGACGTTGTCGACGTACAGAGTGTTGACAGCGGAATGCGAGGGGTAGGCACGTGAGTTTTCTAGATTCACTGCTAGACGCGTCGCTCGATGGTGTTCCGTTTCTGTATCGTAGTGCCTCGACACCGGTCGGACGGCGCACGGTTGTCTACGAATTCCCGAATCGCGACGAACCGTTCGTCGAGGATCTCGGCCGACGCGCGCGGCGATGGTCCATCGAAGCGTTCGTGCTGGAGCCCGACTATTTTTCCAAGCGCGACGCATTGATCAAGGTCCTCGAAAAAGGCGGGATTCATACGCTGATCCATCCGTACCGCGGCGAACATCAGGTTCGGGTTGAGGGGCCGATCACAGTAACAGAGTCGTCACGCGAAGGCGGGATGGCATCGTTCCCGCTTACGCTTGTCGAGGCTGGCACCGCGGATGAGATCCTGCGGATTGAGGATACGGCAAGCCGCGTACGCTCTGCGGCCGATCGTACCTTGTCGTCGCTCAGCGAAAACAGCAAGCTCGGGATCTTGGACGCGATCCAAGACGTTGTGCAAGCTGCGATCAATGGAATCGAAAATGCAAACAGTGCATTGCGTCGCGTGCGTGGCAAGATAGCCGCAAAGATGAACACGATCGAAAGCTTGACGCAAGCG